CGGGTGCTGATGCCGCGGCGTTCGAGGGCGTGGCGGGCCATGTCCAGCAAGTTCAGTCCGCGGAATTCACGCGCCGCGTCTGTCAGCTTGTGCAGGCCGGGGGAATGCCGGTGCAGCAGCGCGTCCGTCACAGCATCACGATAGGCGATTTCGCTGGCGCCACTGTCGCGCGCCGCCGCCGGGACCGTCGCGCCGGTGCGGGTGCCGAGCGTGTCGGCCTCGGCCAGCTTGTCGAGCACGGCGCCGCGGGCAGAATCCAGCGAGACCCCGCGGCCGATCAGGTCGGCGGCGAAGGTGGTGTCGAGTCCGTGGCGCTGGCAAAGCGTCAGAATGTCGGCTGCCGCTCGCTGGGCCTCTGCACGGATCGCGTCGGCGTTTGGCGCGGCTGGGACGATCACTGGCGCCGGGGGCTGGACAGGATCGATGGCGCGCGTGACGGGTGCGGGCGCTGCCGCAGGTTGGATATCGTCGGGCATAGGAGCCTCCAAGGTTGCGTTTGTGGTGCGGGTGAGGGTGCAGGTGTTCATCGTGGTGGTGCGGGTGGTGTCCGATCGGACCTGCGCGCCGGGATCGGCGCCGATCGCCACGGCGGAAATCTCCAGCGGCTCCCAATCGACAGCGCGCCAGAGTTCAGGCGCGCCGTCGCGCTTGGTGATGTCATAGCGATGGACGCGGTAGCCGACCGAGACGTTGCGGATGATGCCGCCCGCAATATCCCGAAAGATCGGCTCGACATCGGCGCGCTCGCTGAAGCGGATCTTGGCGGTGCCCTGGCCATTGGCGATCCGGGCGGAGCCGTCGACGACAACACCCAGCACCGAATCCAGTGACCAGGCATCATGCGAGTTCAGGAACGGCGCTCCGCTGTTCAGGCGGTCCAGGCGGACGGCTGATCCGTCCAGCGACAATTCCTCATCAACCGCCTCGTCCCAGAACCGGGCGCGCCGGACCGTGGCGCCGGTGGTCCAGATGATCTCGACGGTGCGGGCGGCCTCGTCGACCGAACCCGCGCGCACCGACGCCATCCGCCCCTGCAGGGGCAGATCGATGATGTTTTTCGGCATGATTTGCTCCGTTCAGGCTTGGCTGGGGTCTCGCGGCGGTTTGGACGTCTCGCTGTCCAGCGATCCGGGGTCTTGGGTCTGAACCTGTCCGCCGCGACTGACCTTCCGCGGATCACTGTCGAAGATCAGGTTCATCGTATCGGCGAGAAGCGCAAACTCCTGCCATTCCTCCAGCACCTTGCGCGGATCGTAGCCGCGCTTGGCGATCTGTTGCGCGATGGTCGAAAATCCGGCGCGGGTTTCCAGCAGGTCGGTGGTGGCATCCTGCAGCGGGTTGACGCTGTCAAACTTTGGAGGCGCCCATTCGACGGGGATGTCGGCAGTGGGGATCAGCCCGGCCGCAAAGGCCGCCTCGCAGAACCAGTTCCAGATTGGCTGGCAGAACATCGGGATGATCATCTGCCATTGCATGGCCTCAATCATCCGGCGAAATTCGTTCAGACCGACGCGGCTGGACGAAAAATTGACCTGACTGAGATCGCCCGTCATCAGCTCGTAGGGCACCCGCCAGCCTGCCGCGATGATGTGCAACTGCACCCGGTGCCACTCATAGACCCCGGCAGTCGACGCAGGCTGGTTGAACTTGATGTCCTTGCCTCCCCGGGCATAGGCGATCAGACCCGGCTCAAACTGCTCAATCCGGTTGCCATCGGCATCCTGCACCACCGGGGCGATCGATTGCTGGGTTTCATCATCGCCAAATACAATGCCAACAAGGCAGGCTTCGGTTTTCTTGCGAACCAGTTCGGCGCGCTGCCAGTCATCGACATCGCGCAGCGCCGCTATGGCCGGGGTGCCCCAGGGCACGCCGCGCGATTGCACCCGCTGGCGTTCAAAAAGATGCGCCACCCGATCGGCCGGAATGCGCACAGACTCGAACCGACGGCTGAACACCGGCGCGGCATCGCCCGGATGGTCGGGATACATCCAATAGGCCGTGCGCCGCCCGGCGCTGTCATGCTCGATGCCGTAGCGGATGCGCGCGCCTCCGGCGCGGTCCTCGAACCTGGCAGCATCAAGGTGATCGGCCTCTTTCAATTCGATCTGCAGCGGCACGACAAGTCCGGCGGAGCGGGGGCGGCGTACCCGCAGGGCGAAGACATCACCACCTTCGATGGTTTCGCGCATCGCCAGCGACAACAGCCCGTGGAAATCTGTGTGGCCATCGGCGTCACATTGATCCGCCCAGCGCGCCCAGAGATCGTCGACCAACTTGTTCAGCGCCTTGTCGGTGCCCGCCGCCCGCGGACGGATGCCGGTACCCACAAGGCTGTTGACCAGTACGGCCACGGCTTTTGCGGCCAGAGGGTTGTTGCGCACCAGATCGCGCATCCTGTCACGCAGCAGCGGTGCAGCTACGCCGATTTCCGCATCGGCGGCCTTGCCGCTGGTGGTCCAGCCATCCGTGCCGCGGCCTTTGGCCGAGCCGTCATAGGCCCGCCGCAGATTGCCCAGCGCGATCCGGGCGGCATAGCGCTGCGAGGCAGCCCGCGGCGAGATCAGCGCCACCGCCCGATCGATCAGGCCCCAGCGGATGATGGGCGGGGTTTTGGTATTCACCGCGCACCCCGTCGGAAACTGGCAAAGCCCGCGACCGGTAAGGGCGAGCCTGTGATCTGGGCCATTTCGGATTCGATGATCCGAACGCGGGACAGAAGATCGGCCGCATTGCCATATTCCACCGTCCGGCCGTCCGAGGTCACGCGCAGGGTGCCCGCGGCGTAGGCCCGCTTCAGGGCATCGAGTTCAGCTTGTGTCCAGGCCATGTCAGAACCATTTCTTTCTCGGGCCTAACCACGGGGTGGTTGGCCGTTTTGCAGTTGTCGGTGGTGCGGGCCGGTTAGGTTGCCCGGCGGGCGGGGCCTCCAAGGGCCCGGTCGGCCTATCGAGTTGTGCTTCCAGCTGTTCCCAGCGGTGATTGTCCCAGCGATCGATGCCCATCAGCCAGGCGGCGGCCCGGGCATAGACCCGGCAATCGAGCGCCTCGTTGCGCTCGCGGGTCTGCTGCCATTCCAGCCGCTGGAAGCCTTGCCGGGTCTTGATCGTCATCAGCTGCTCGGCGGTGAGCTGCTTCATCCATTCGGCCGTGGTGCCTTTCGGGATGTGGACAAAGCCGTGCGGCCATTCCCCGCCCTCGGCCAGTTCTTCGTCCGTCGGGGCGATCAGGCGCAGAAACCGGTAGGTTTCCGATTTGAACACCGCCCCGGCGACCTTCCAAAGCTGCACTCCCCGGCGCAGTTTTCGTCCGGCTTCCGTCACTTCGACATAGGTCGGCCCATCCACTGGGGTGCTGCGGTCAAACCCCGCTACGCCCTTGATCGCGATCACCTGTCCGCGCCCGGCCGCGCGCACCCATGAATAGACCGCGTCCGTGGTGACACCATCGCCAGAGTCGATCGCCATTAGCGCCAATGCCATCCGACAGCCCGAGGCATGTTCCCATGTCTGCCCCAAGAAGGTCGAAAGTTGCGCCCAGACTTCCGGTCGCGCCGTGTCGCCTTCAAGGACGACGTGATCGACCAGCCAGGAGCGCAGATTGCGCCCCCAACCCCAGACGTCGACCTCGATCCGGTCGCGCTGCACATCGGCGCCAGCGGTCAGCAAGAGCACCCCATCCGGTGCCACCCCAAGTTGCCAATCGGCCCGCCGCTCATACAGCCGCTGCCAATCCGGTGCCTCGCCGCGTTCCTGCCATGTCTCTCCAAGGATGGTGTTCTTCAGCGTTTTTAAGGCCGCATCATTGCCCAGCGCACCTTCCCAGCCCCGGGCGATCTCCTCCCAAGACAGCCAGCCGAGCGGCGAATAGAGCCCAGAAATGTGGTATCCGACAACGCCTGCCGCCTTGGCCGCCGCCTGAACCTCGGGCGTAGCGGTGGCCATCCATCCAGCCCCGTTCTCTTCCGCCATTATCCACGTCTTGTGCCGCTCGGCGATAGAGGCGTCGCAATGTTCGCAAAGATACTGCGCCGTTTCGGCCTTACCCGGCTCCCAGCGCAACCTCTCGAATTGCAGCCATTGCAATCCGCCACAATGCGGACAGGGCACGTGATAGCGCTGCTGGTCAGACAATTCCCATTCCCTCTCGATCCGGCTCAACCCTTTCAATGTCGGCGTCGAGGCCAGAAACACCTTGCTGCGATGCCCGAAACTGATGGTCCGGGCTTCGGCCAAGGCGATCGGACCGCCTTCGCCATCGACATCACCGGGATAGGCGTCGACCTCGTCCAGAAACACCCAGCGAGCGGGCATTGATCGCAGGCCAACGGCGGAGTTCGCCCCGGTCAGGATCAGTTGCCCACCCGGAAACCGCTTGCCCAAGATCGTGTTCCCGGCGTCCCGCGACCGCGACGGCAGCACCAGCGCCCGAAGATCGGGGCTTTCCTCGATAAGTGGGTCGATCCGCTGCTGCGAGAGACGTTTCGCCAGATCCACAGTCGGCTGCACGGCCAGAAACGGCCCCGGCGCGCGGTGCATGCAGAAGCCGATCCAGTTGTTGCCTGCCTCCGTCGCGCCAACCTGCGCCGCCTTCATGAACACAACCCGTTGCGCCGGGTGCCGGGGCGATAGGGCATCCATTACGGCCTTCATGTACGGAGTGCGGGCGGTGCGATAGGGTCCGGCCTCGGACGCTGCCCGCGATGACAGCACCCGGTGGCGGTCTGCCCATTGCGAGACGGTCAGCGACGGATCGGGGGCCAGCCCCGCCATCCAGGCGCGCCGAACTTCTTCGGCCCCGTCAAAGCTTTCAACGGAGTTCAATTTTCACCTCCGCCATTTCCGTCAGGTGCTGGCGCAAATACATGTCCAGAACCTGCTCCATTCGGTGGGCATCGACGCCCAGTTCCGCCGCCATGTTGGCGGCCACACGCGGCGGCCAGTTCAGCCAGGCGTCGCGTTCACGCCGCGCCAGATCGAACACCATCGCCGTGGCCCGGGCGCGGTCGATCA